TTTGCAAACAATGATAAAAATGTAAATTTACAATATTATGATGCATATCAAATAAATTATGATGATATATATGGTTATCACATACGATTAAATAAAAATTATTTTGATTTTATTGGTGAATTACATATATATTGTCAAGATACATTAGAAAATACAGTAAATAATATATATGTTGGAAAAATAGATATAATTAATTATGAAATAAAACCATCATTAAATTTGATATCTCATATAGATAATAAAATTAATTACAATGAATCAGTAAGAGGTAAAATTAATATACCGTCAAAATACATACCAAATGTTAATAATATTGATATATATTTAGTGGATGATGTATATGGAAATAATCCGTTATATGTATCAAGATCAAATATAATAAAAAATAGTATTGATTTTTCATTTATATATTTAGAAAAAAATAATGTAAATAAGTATATTCGAATATATGGTAGAAATAATGGTTATATTATCGATAAAATTATTAACATACCATTGATAACCAACATAAATACTAATATAATAAATACAAAATTAAAAATAAAATCAAATAATCTAAAAGTATCAACTGTAATTCCTTCTATTGCGATAGGTAGTACAAATAACAAAGATACATTCGTAACATCAACTGATAGTATTAATTGGGAAAGATTAACAGATATAGTACATACATCAACAATAAATAATATTGGATATTATAATGATACATGGATAATTACTACACCAATCGGTGTCTATTATAGTACTAATACAACAAATTGGACAGTAACAAATTCGAATAATTATTTTATTAATGGATTATCATATGGTATAGCAAATAATGGATCAAAATGGATATCTACAGGACAAAGTGGATCAAATAATACAATTATATTTAGTGAAAATGGTATTACATGGCAACCAGTTAATAATAATATATTTGTATATGCTGGATACACAGTAGCATATGGAAATGGTTTATGGGTAGCAGGCGGAGGTAATCCAACTGGTGTAAATGGAAATACAATTATATATAGTTCAGATGGATTAAATTGGACAGGTGCAAGTAATAGTACTGACTTTTTTGAATCAAATAAAGGAATATGTAATGTAGTCACATATAATAATGGTCTTTGGTTAGCAGGTGGTTCAGGTAATGTATCAAGTACATTAATATGGAGTGAAGATGGAGATATATGGAATGATATTACATATGATAGTGATGGTGGAATAACATTATTTACAGCAAAATGTTCTGGTATTGCTTATAATAATAATTTATGGGTTGCAGTTGGAAATGGAACAAATTCTATTGCATATAGTATTGATGGAAAAGAATGGTCAGTAAGTACAAGCGGTAATAATATTTTTACATCAGGTGCAACGGGTATTACATGGAATAATTCGAATTGGGTTGCAGTAGGTGGTGAAAAAGTTGCAACTAGTGACGATGGAATTACATGGGTATTAAAGAGTACAAATGTTGGTACTACATTTACAAATATTATATCAAATTATACGTTACCTATATTAACACCCGTTGTATCTAAAACTATTGTTGGTGTATATACTACATTCAATGAACCACCGAATAAAATTACACCATCTTATTTTTTACAAAATTATGGATTATATACGTATAAAAGCGTGGCTACATTTGGTACAGCATATTCAAACTTTACTGGATATTTAGTATTACAACCAGATCCATTATCAAATAGTATTGCACAAAATTTAACAACTCTTGATTTATTTATTACAAATATATTATCTCAGTTAGCTACTAAAAAAATTAATGTAATTAGTGTTCCAACAATTTTTAATGGTAATTATATTGGAAATAATTTTATATCACAAACATATTCATTTGAATATTATAACAATACAATATTTAATAACAAATTAATTAATGTACAAAATTCATTATGTTTACAAGTAGTACAAAATAATACATTAATTAATGATATTTCTATAATTAAAAATAATTTTTTGCAAGCATTGAATAATGAAATACGAAATTATGTAGGACAAAATGAAATTAATTCACAAATAGAAGTAGTAAGTCAATTAACAAGTAATGCTCCTCGATTTTCATGGATTGAAGATTTAGGACATTATATTACTCAAACATCTGAATTATTTATTAATACAGTTTCTATTGAAAAATTAACATCGGATTGGATGAATATATGGAATGAAATTAATTTACCAGTTGGAAAACAAAAAGGATACAATAAAATGATAGGAAATGTAGAAATATTAACTAATTTTACATCTCATACATTACCAAAATATCAATTAAAGATACCATTACCATTTTATTTTAATAGATATAACAATGCTGGTTTGAGTATACCATTAATTAGTTTATTACATTCAGATTTGAAATTAACATTGCAATTAGAAAAATTAGAAAACTTAATTATTAGTGATCCATTGACTAAATTTATTACAAGTGGTAGACCAAAAATGAAATTGTATTTAAAATACATATATTTAGAAAATGAAGAAAGAAAAATGTTTGCACAGAGTAAACATGAATATTTAATTGAACAAGAAAATTATAGATCATATTCTCATTATGGTACTCAATTTAAAACAAAAATAAATTTAAAACAACCAGTAAAAGATATGTTTTGGTTTGCGCAACCAAAAGTCAATGTAACCAATAAACAATATTTTAATTACACTGATTCAAAATATTATAAATTATTGTCTAATTATGATCGTTATGATGAAGACAATCCAGTTACAGAACAATCTAGAATATTTTATCAACAATTATATGCAAAATATCCAAATATAGCGTATATACCAATGTGTATTAATAATAAAATCAAAGTTGCACCTTATCCAACCAAATCTCCAATTAATAATACACAATTAATATTAAATGGTCAAAAACGATTTGATGAAGATAGTGAGTTAACTACAAAAATAAATTTACATAGATATGATAACTTACCAGTAAATGGTGTTCATGCATATTCATTTGCACGATATCCGAATGAATATCAACCATCTGGTTCATGTAATTTTTCACAATTAGGTGATGCATTCTTTTTATTAGACACAGACGATGGTGAATATAATGTGCAGATTATGGCTAGAAATTATAATCTATTAAGAATAATGGGTGGTCAAGCTGGTTTAGCATTTGAATTATAATATAATTATAATATAATTATATTATATGAGTGTTATAAATTATGTACCAAAAAGAAATATATATTATTACGGAGGTTTTATTGAAGAATTTAGTGATGTAAATATAAAAATAATTGGTGATGAAATAGTAGAAATTGTTAATGGAGTAGGAGAGAATAGTAGATTTAATTATAAAACAAAAGAATGTAAACACTGGTATGCATTATTAATTTGTAATAAAATTTTGAATTCTATTGAAAACAATAAAAAATATAAAATATTGATATTAGGTGTAGCATTGGGTGGTATTATAATTCATTTATTAAATAAAAGTAAAAATATCGAGATTATTGGTGTAGATATAACAGATAAAAATTATGATATAGTTCAAAAATATTCTGATAATAGTCGATTAAAATTAATAAAAGATGATGCAGAAATTTATATGAAAAATAATAATGAAAAATATGATTTTATTATTTGTGATGTATTTACTGAATTTTCTATACCTAAATTTGTAACAAATAAAATATTTTTAAATAATATTAATAAATCATTAGTAAATAATGGGTATTTTTTAGTAAATACAATCGGAATTAGTAAAGATAATTTATATAGTGTTTTTTCTGATTCATTTCAACCATTAGATATTGAAATATCCTCACAAAATTTAAATGATATATCAATTATAAAGAAATAAATTAATTAAAAGATAAAGAAAAAAATAAAATAAGAATATGGTAAATGGTCAAATACAATTAGTAGCTTACGGTGAGCAAGATGTCTACCTCACATCTAAACCAAGTATCACATTCTATCACGCAAGTTATCACAGATATTCAAATTTTTCATATGAATCAATTCCTCAATATTTTAATTTAAAACCTAATTTTGGAAATAAAGTATCTGCTGTATTATCAAAAAATGGTGATTTTATAGGTAACACATATTTATATATAGAATTACCTGCAATTCCAGCAACTTTTGGAAATACTGATATATATGTTGCATGGAATAAAAAAATTGGATTAAATATAATTAAAACAGTGGAATTTGAAATTGGTGGAAGAATTATAGATAGACAATATGGTGATTGGATGAATATATGGTTTGAATTAACATCATTACGAAGAATTCATCATATTATAGGAGATATACCAGAAATATATGAATTTACTAGAGGAAAACCATCATATAGATTATATGTACCATTATTATTTTCGTTTTGTAGAGAATTTCTACCATTACCTATAATATCAATGTATCATACAGATTTAAAAATTCATGTTGAATTTAATCCATTAACAGATTGTTTATTATATGGTCCAACAAATAGTATAGTAGTGGATAAAAATATTGTAAATTATAATTTTGGAGAGTATATGTTACAAACACAGGGTAATAATAGTGTATACATGAAATATATGTCATTTAATCCGTTAACGAATACATTAAATTATCTGAAAATTAATAATAATACATCACTTGTACCAACACAAGGTATAAATTCTAAATTAACAGGAAATGATACTGAATATGTAACTACTATTGTTGGTAATGAAACTACATATATTAGTAAATCATCTACATTAAGTTTTTTAAGTAATTTAACATTAACAAATAGTTATTTATATGTTGATTATTATTATTTGAGTGATCAAGAAAAATTAAAATTTTCACAAGCATCATTAGAAATATTATTTGAATATTTACAATCGGATACTGAAAGAGTATTATACAATAGTGGTAATTTAATAAATTTAGGATTCATTCATCCAACAAAAGAGTTATTTTTTCGAACTCAACCTGAATATTTAATATTAGGTGGATTGCGTGATAAATTTAATTATACTGATGGTATATTACCATCATCTAAATCATTGATATTACAAGGTCAATTAATATTAAATGGTAAAGATAGAATTTCAATGAGATCAGCAAATTATTTTGAATTATTAGAAGTATTACGAGGTCATACTAGATCACCGAGTCCAGGTATAATGGTATTTTCATTTGCATTTGCTCCAGAACAATATCAACCATCAGGAGCATGTAATTTTAGTAGAATTGATAGTATACAATTACAATTAATTTTAAGTAAGTCAGTATCATATGATAATCCTGCACGATTACGTGTATATGGATTATCATATAATGTATTGAAAATAGAAAATGGTAAATGTAGAGTTTTATTTGATAATTAAGAATTATATTCTTTGCTAGCCAATATTTTTTTAAATGTATCTGAAGTAAAATATTCGTGATCATTAAATACGCCATATTTTTTCTCTAATGAATAATTACCACCCTTCTGTTGTAATAATTCATCAACTACTTGATTCATATCAGGGTATTTTTTAACTTCATCTATGTTATCTTGTAATAACATATATTTTTCAATAGATTTTACTAATTCAATTACATTTTTATTATAATTACCGTATTGATCAATTAAGTGTTTATTATCTTCGATTACTTGTTTAATATGATTAATTGTCATGTCTTTTTTAATATTTATTGTATATTCATCATTAATTACTTTATAATATTTAAATATTTTATTATAATTTATTAATTTCTTCTCTAATTCTTCTAAATTTTTTATATCATTATTAAATTCTTCTAATTGTTTTTGATCAATTTTATTATTATTTGTTGATAAATTTTGTGACAATTTTTGTATAAATTTTCTATATTGTTTAGATGTAAATAAATCATCTAATAATTCATCTGAATTATTTATACCACCAGTTTGAATATGTAATATGCTTTTTAATTCATCAATAATATTTGTAACTAATTTTTTATTAGGAGTATTATCTAATTTTAATTTTTGTAATTTTTCATATCTTGTACTAAAATATTTTTGTAATTTATCTGTTATATACGATGGTTTTGCTTTACCAATAGATGAAATTGTTATTTGATTCATAAATGGTTTATGTTCTCTTTTACCAAAGTTTAATACATTTGCAAAATCATTAACAATATTTAATATTGCATTTAATTCGTTTTTATCTTTCAAGTCAGTAATATCAGGATGTATATTTAATTTAAATTCAGCAATACCAAATTTATTATCTTGAATATCTTTGGTAGCTAAATTTAAGTCAACTAATTCAATACTCCATATATTAGAATAATTTATTAGTTGTTTTTCAATATCTTTTGCAGAATCTTTTGAAGTACTTGATGTTATTAATTTTATTAATGGAGTTGTTATACTATTAATTTCATCTATTTTATTTTGTTGATTGTTATTAAATCCACCACCACGTTGAATATATTTTTTATTTTTACTTTTTAAATATTCAGATAATCTACGAACTTTTTCATCTATTTTTACATCAACTGTTTGATATTTATTATTTTTTTTAGATGCACCGCCGTCTTGTGTAGAAACATAAATTATTAAACTAGAAATATTATAATTATTTAAATTTTCATCAATACTTGATTGTTTTTGTACTTGTAATGAATATATTATATTTTTAATTATATTTGCTTGTTTATTAATTAATTTAATTAATGTATCATTGTTAATTTCTTTAGAAACCATATCATAGAAATTAAATTTAAATTTTTCAGGTATGGTATTTATAAATTGACTGGTGATTATTTCTTGTATATTTTCTACTTTTTTTTCTATAAATTCACAATATTTAAAAGAAACTAATACTAAAATTAATTCATGACCATTTAATATTTTATTTGATTCATTTTCATAATAATATTTTGTTATTTGATGTATAGATGTACAATTTTTATATAATACATTATTAATTTTATCAATTGATATATTTATACCAAGGGAATTTGTACCACCAGCTTGATTATTAATTGGTTCAGTTGGTTGAACCGTAGGTTGTACTACAGGTTGTACTGTAGCTGGCACTGTATGTGGCACTGTCTGTGATACTATTGGTTGAACCGTTGGTTGAACCAACGGTTGTACAGGTAATTTATTAACTACTCCAATTTTTGCAGGACCAGTCCATTTTTGTAATGGTTTAATTATATTTAAATTATTACCAGATGGTAATGTGATCTGTTTTATTTTTGGTTTATAATCAGTTGATTTGGATACAATAGTTTCATGAATAGGTTCTGAAATTAAAATAGGTGTTGGTTCAGATGATTCTTCTGGTAATTCTTCAGGTAATTTATTAGGTATTTCAATAATAATTGTATTATTTTCTTCTGGTATATCATAACCAGTTTCATCTGTATTTGTTTCTAAAGCATCGGAAGATTCTGAATCAATTAATAAATTTGTAATATTTTCAATTAATGCATCTTTATTTGTTGAATCATCTATATCTAAATCTAATATTTCTGATCTTATACTATTTTTAGAAATATTACATGTTTTTTTAATTTCAATTAATTCAGAATCATTTATTATTTCTTTTAATTTATCTTCATTTAAATTTGCACAATCTATATTAGATATGTCTAATAATGTAATATCTGTATTTATATTTAAATTATGTAATTCTTTAATAATATTTTGATATGTAACAATAATATCTACCATGTGTTTAATATAGAAAATATTTTATTAAATATATAATTTAGTAAAATATTCTTAATTAATTTTTTAATGCATTGTGTAGTGATCCAGATTTTTTATTTAAAATTTTATTATTTTTATCCATTAAAGTATTTATTATTTTAGATAATTTATTCACTCTATGATGTAAACGTAATATATACTCATTTAATTCTATATTTTTCTTTTCATCAAATGAATCATTATTTATATCATTTTTAATATTTATCATTATTTTTTCAATATGAATTATATTATTTTTGATTTTATCTTCATAATCACTTAATTGTAATTTAATATTATCTAAATTTCTATTTGTTAATTTTTCATATTGATCTTTTAATTTGGTTACTTCCATTTGTAAAAGAATTATTGGATTTTGATCATTATGAATAATTGCAAATGGACTAGAGCCACCATTTATTATTATTTTTGGATATAATGCAGAGTTTTTACCAGCAATTTGTATTTTTGAATTAAAACCAACATTAAGTTTATTATAAGAATTAATTGGATCAGATGGATTCATTGTTCTTAATTGTTGTAAAGATCGTTGTGTTGTAATAGGCAATTTATTAAATATAGAAGTACTTACTTTCATTAATGGATCAAATGTATTTTTTGGATTTAAACTAGTATTTAATTTATTTATATTAATTTGTGAATCTAATAATTGATCAACTCTTTTATCCCAATTTTTAAAGAATTGTATATCTGTAGGTGATAATTGTAAAGCAGATATATATACTTTGGCATATTCAAAAGGTAATAAAGTGTATGCTTCAGTAGATAAGAATTGTATGAGTGCATTTAAATCAGTTGTAAATGGATAACCAAGATGATTAAAGTAAAATGCAGTTACAAATCGGAGAAGTAATTCGTCTGATTTAGGTATACGATATACCATATTATTTTTATGAATCATATAATCAAAATGATCATAATAATTTACTTTAACTGATGCCATGCTAATTTGTGCAATTAATAATACAATATTATATGCAGTTAAACTACCACCTCTAAATTTTACATTTTTCATATAATCCAAATCTTTATATGATCCTGTTTTAGGTGCTGTTTTATTTTGTTTTTTTACTTCTTCTACTTGTTTTTCTAATCTTGCAATTGTACTTTTTAAATTAGAAATTATATTTTTATTTTCTTGTTCATTTTTATCACAATTTTTAATTTCAGCTTTTTCTGTTTTTTGTTCTCTTTCTTCTTTTTCTTTTAATTTATTTAAATCAGTTTCTAATGATCTTACTTTACTATTTTCACTACTTACTTTCTTTTTTTCAGCTTCTAATTCTGCACGTAATCTAGATAATTCAATATCATTTTTAGGGGGTTCTTGATTTCTCTTTAATTCAGCAATTTTAGCTTCATGTACTCTATTTAATTCATCAATTTTAGCTTTTAAAGCACTAGGTGTTATATTAGATTGTAAAGAAGCAATTTGAGCATTTAATTTAGTAACAACCGTTTCGTGTTCTCTATTTAATTTAGCAATTTCAGATTTTAAAGCATCAGGTGTTACATTAGATTTTAATGAAGTAATTTGAGCATTTAATTTAGCAACTTCCGCTTCGTGTTCTCTATTTAATTTAGCAATTTCAGATTTTAAAGCATCAGGAGTTACATTAGATTTTAATGAATTAATCTGAGCATTTAATTTAGTAACATCCGCTTCATGTTCTTTATTTAATTCATCAATTTTAGCTTTTAAAGCACTAGGTGTTATATTAGATTGTAATGAAGTAATTTGAGCATTTAATTTAGCAACTTCCGCTTCGTGTTCTCTATTTAATTTAGCAATTTCAGCACGTAAGGTATCAGGTGTTTTATCTTTTTCTAAAGTAGCTATTTTAGCAGTTAATTCAGCAACTTTTGCATCATGTGTTTTAGTTAATAATGATTTTTGTTCAAGTAATGATTTTCTTTCAGCACTAGCATTTTCTTTTTCTTGAGCTAATTCACTCGTTAATCTTGCAATATCACCTTTCACTTGTGCTAATTGATTTTCTAATTCTCTATTTTTTTGTGTTAATGCACTATCATTTATATTGGTGAATGTTTGTAATTTAGCAAGTTTTTCATCACATTCTTTTTTTTCTTTTTTTATTTTTTCAAATTCTTTTACTTTATCCTCTAATTCAGCTACTTTCTTATTTAATAATTGTTCTTTTACTATTGATTTTGCAAGTTCAGAAGTTAATCGTGCAATATCTGAATCACATCGTTTTTTTAATTCTTCTAATTCTAATTCTAAACTAGCTATTCTAGCTTTTAAATCACCATTTTCTTTAGTTTTTAAATCAAGATCTGCTGATATTCTAGCAATAATCTTTTTTAATTCTTTATCTTGATTTTGAAATTTTTCTTTTAGGGCAATTTCTTCAGCTAATTGTGCAGATAATTTCTTTTTCTCTGCAAGTGCATCAGTTAATTGTTTTTGTATTTTTCCAATATCAGAATTACCATGAGAACTACGAATTCTATTTGCTTCGTCTATTATACCTTGAGTAGCAGTTATTTCTTCTGTTAATTTTTGTATTTTCTTATCTTGTATTGCTCCACTAGCTAATAATTCTTTATTTGCTTCTTTTATTTCAGCTATTTGTCTTTGTAATCCTTCTAAATCTTTTTTATCTTTTTCTTTTTCAGCTAGTAAACTAGCTATTTTGGTATCTTTTTCAGCATTACTATCTGTAAGTAATTGTAATTGTGCTTGTATTGGTTGTAATTTATCTTCACATTCTTTAAGTTTACGTTTATGTTCACTAGTTAATTCAGCTAATTTGTCTTCTATTGTTTTTTTCTCATCAGTGTGTCTACCAATATCAGCTCTAAGTGAATCTAATTCAGTCTGTTTAGGTAAATTAGCAAGTTGTGATTGTAAATCACCAATTTTTTTATTATGATCTGCATTTAATTTTTCTATTTCTGCTTTTGATGTTGCTAATTCCCCAGATAACGCATCTATTTCTGATTGCATATTTTGTCTAACTTGAGCAAGTTCTTTTGCTTTTGATGCAAGTTCATTTTGTAAATCAGTTATTTTAGCTGAATCTTCATTTGAAAACAATGGGGTCGCTTTTTTTTCATCTTGTGACATATTTTTTTTTAATAATTTTGCTTGTTCTTCAACAAGTTTACCACTTAAATCTGCTATTTCAGCATTCATGCGTCTTACTTTCAATGCATTTTGAATGGTAGCTGGGTAACGGCTGAATGAAGATACATTTAAATTATCACGTTCTTTAATTAAATCTGCATTACTAGCATTAGCATTATTTAATTGTGCTTTAGCAGAATCACGTTCAGCGATAGCTTGATCTAATTGTGCTTGAATAGGAGCTAATTTATCATTAGCTTGATCTAATTGTGCTTGAGCAGAATCACGTTCGGCAATTAATGCAGCTGAAGAAATTGCATTTTGTGCAATTTCTTTTGCTAATTGATCTTTAATATCAGTAATTTCTTGATTTGCATCTGCTAATTGTTGTTCAAGTTCTGTAATTCTTTTTTTATCTGTACTTCTTTTATCTTTTTCATCTTTTAATTCTTTTTCTAATTTTATTATTTTATCAGTGGTACTTATTATATTTTTTTTTATACCAGCGTTATTTATTGCTTGTGTAATATATGGTTCTTTAAAACCTAAACCTTTTAATATTTCAATAACAGTTGATTTTTTATCTTTCATTTTTTCTGGATCATATGCATTTTCTATTTTTGGATCACTAAATTTAATTAAATCATTTTTAAAATCTATTATATTATCTAAAATAAATTTTTTTATTGTATTATCCATACTATATTATAATAAAATATATTATATTTTATTATAATTTATTTAATGTTTTAATGCTTCGTGGAGAGAACCACCGGTGAAGGCTGGTATTTGATCGCCATATGGGCGAGTTTTATTTACTAATTCTCGTAATAAATCTCTGATTGACGATAATTTATCAAAACGACGACTCGCGCGTACAGCAGCTTCATTTAATTTTTTACCACGTTCAGCTACTTCTTCTAATTTTGTTTTATCCCAAGAACTAGGATTAATACCTCTGCCTACTGGGATTTGAGCTAATACTGGAATTGCACCATTAACCGCATTTACATGGTCTTGTAAATCATTAACAGCACTACCTACATTAGTTGCATAGGCATTAATTTGACTTAATAATGCAGGGTTTATTGGGCTTCCCGATACAGATTGGTATTGTGTTGCTAATGCAGTAATATTATCTTGTATCATTTGTACTGGATTTACTTTTGTAGTAGAAGCAGGTGTAGCAAAAGGAAATGCTCCGCCATTCATTACTACCGAGGGATATAAAGGAGCATGCATATTAGCATTACCACCACGCATATCACCACCATTCATCGAAACACTAATGGTACCTAATTTTTTTAAAGTACCCATTGCACTTGCATCCATTGAGGGATCGCTCATGCGTCTTACTTTCAATGCATTTTGAATGGTAGCGGGGTAACGGCTGAATGAAGATACATTTAATCCAACAGGAGGTAGTACTCTATTTTTGGGTTGAATTGTTGTAGTACCAGCAGATGCAATATTGGCTAATCCATCGCGAATTACTTTAACTCTTTTATCCCATGCTTCAAGTGCTTTATTTTGATCATCGGTAAGACTTAATGCGGCAATAAATGCTTCTGACATTTTAGCGGGTACTTGTTTATAGCTATTATCTGAAGTCATTACTATTGCAGCTTGTAGATTAGCAGGTCCTACACCAAGTGTACTAAACCAAAGAGGTGCAACAATACGTAATAAAAGTTCATTGGCAGTTGGTACATTTACGATTTGTTTTCCATTGTGGATAGTGTAATCACCCATCATAATTTGATAAATTATAGTCTTTAAAGTATTACCGCCACCTGATTGATCATCAAATGGGTTTGTAGATTGTGCTGGTCCGGTAGGGGCAGATGGTAATGGTACTGGTAATGATCCGGTAGGGGCAGATGATGCTGGTCCGGTAGGAGCAGAAGGTGGTGGTAATGATACACTGGAGGCAGATGGTAGTGGTGCTGTAGGTAGTAATCCTGCTGTACCTGATAAACCTAATGCTCTTGATACATCATCGTAAACAGTACTTTCAGTTACGCTAGTTTCAACCCATTTTCCATCAAATTTATTACCATTTTTAACATAATCAGTTTCTAATTCATTAATTATCTTTTGACTATACAGTAAAACAGACATTTTCTCTTATATAAAATTATTTAGAAAAATATTTTAAAATAATTAAATTAAATTCCTAAACTCTTTCCTAACTTAATAGTTTTTTTGAGCCAAATTTCATTTACATATTTATTCATCCATATATTTTCAAATTTATATTGACATCCATACAATGCTCCGCATATTGCACCAATAACTGAATTATCAGTAATACCTAATACTCCATGAACTATTAAATTTTGCCAATTTTCATTACTGTATAATAATGCATTATATGCAACAATTAAACTATCATCGGCACGTATACCATAAATAAATTCATTTTTATTTTCAGTAATATAATATAAATTTTCAGCTCGAATATCAGGATATTGCATACTTACATTGTATTTAAATTGATTATTGTATTTAAATGTATTATGCAAATATTCTTTCCATAAACTAATATAATCTTCTTTACTAATTATAAATTCATTATTATATAATTTCATATCTTTAATAATATCATCAAATTCAGAACTTTCTAAATAATCAACTAAATGAAAACCCCATTTAGAATCTGGAATATTATTTCTACTAAATGATAAAAATAAACCTAATCCAATTGCACCTAACAAACATGTTGTATTATCATGTGTTAATTTAATATTATAAATAATTTCTTCAATTAATTTTTTTCGATCTTCTTTTTTATAATATATTAATCCAAATGGAATAGCTCGAATAATTGCCATTGAATCATTATATAATTCATTATTTTGATTTGATTTTGTTATATTATTTTTTAAATTAGATAATGATTCTAAATTAGTATTGTTAACATAATATTTTTGAGTTAAATTTTGTTCTTTATGTTTTTCATATAATTTAATATATTGTTTTTTACATGAATCACGTATACTTATATTTAATTCTTTATGATTTATGATACCTTTTATTGTAGCAAATAAAATTAAAGTACAAAATGAATAATCATCTTTTCCAAAATATTCAGTTATACCTCCATTACTAATAAATCCAATATAATGTTGGAATGATCGAGTTTTTCCAATACGTATAAAAGAATCACCGAATTTTTTTCTAGTAATTTTAAATTGTTTTTTTTTGATTTTAAATCCAATAATATCTCCTAAAATAGATAATATCAATGATTCCATTTTAATTTTAACTTAAAATATAAAAAGAATAAATTATTATATAACTAAAATGTCTTTATCTGTAAATGATTATCTTAAATACGATTTATATAATATTTTTTTAATAACAAAACATGATTTTAATTTAAGTACATTAAGAAAAGCATATCAACGACATATATTAATTTATCATCCTGATAAATTTCCAGTAGATATTTCTGAAGAAGAAAAATTAGAAAAATATAATACATTTCATTTAATTAATAATGCATATACAATATTAAGTAATGAACAATTAAAAAAAGAATATGATACAAAAAGAGATTTAATTGAAAGTGAACAAAATAATTTTATAAATTTAAAATCACAATTTAAATATGAACAAAATAAATATATTAAAAAAGATGAATATATTACAAATCAATTAAAGAATTCATTTGATGAACAAATGAAAAAGATGAATCAAGATGCAGAAAATATAATAAATAGTAATTCAACAACTGATATTGAAGAAAAATTATCAAATTTACAAATATCTCGAGAAAATACAGCAGAAATATTAAATTATTATAAGGTACATTCAGAAAATCCAACATTTTTAGAAACAAATAAAATCTCACCATTAGATAATTTCAAAGAAGAATTATCTAATATGAATACTAATCGGAATATTAAACTAGAAAATAATGGTACAGAATTATATAATAGTTTGCATTCAAATACATATGATGATGAAAAATATGCATCATTTGATCAAGTATTTACACAACATAATTAATTTCATTTACTTTTTTTTCAATATACGCATTATCAAATTCTTCAGATTCTTTTAATTCTTCAGATTCTTTGGATTCTTCTGATTCTTCCGATTCTGACTCTTTTTCTTCTGGAATATCAATAAATTCATATTCCATAAAATGAGCTACTGCAGAATCATAACCATCTTTAATTCTATTTTTACGAATTTCTAAAGATACTTCTGGATTAAACATATCAGATGAATCATTTGTTGAAATAGTAATAGTACAATGTTTAAAAGCATTATTTTTATTAATTATTTTCCAATGATGAGACATATACATTAATTTAATTATATAATTAAAAAAATCAATATCAAAATCAATATTACTTACATTGGTTATTAAATTAATACCTAATATATTTTCTTCAGAATATAATTCAATTGGATAATTATCAAATACTGCACCATCTACAAAATAATTATTATTATATATAATTGGTTGATATAATATAGGTAATCCAGTTGTCATTCCGATACCAATCCAAATAGGCATATCTGGATATGTTTCATAATTTATTTCTTCTAATTTATTTATTGTAATATTTGTAACAAAAAATGTTAATTTTTTATTTGTCATTTCATATAATTCTTTAAATGTTACAGATGGATGATAATTTTTATTTTTTAAAAAATGTTGAATAATAAATTTTTTTATTTCTCCATCGTCTAAACCTTTATTATCTAACAAAGAATCAATATGAGGATCAATCATTTTTTCAAAATTAAATTCTAAAAAAAATGTATCTAATTCATCTAATGTGTATCCAATATTAAAAAATAAAGCTAATACTGCACCTGCAGATACACCAATATATTCATTAATAGAATAAAGTATATTTATTTCAGCTAAATATTTTAAAGCACCAACTAAATAAAAAAATTTAAATCCACCACCACATATTAATAATTTTGTAATATTTCTTTTTAATACTTTATTCATCTTTAATAATTAAATCAGAAATTAATATTACTAAAATACCGTAAATGATTACAACTAATAAATTTTTTTGACTATGTGTTATATTATCAAACGCTTCATTAATTTCTTCCAAGTTTTCATAATGTTCTATTCCATCTTTACTTTTAATATCTATTTTTCTTGATAATTGATGATTTGATTCTATTTTTTTTTCTATTGCAAATTTATTTCTACATATTTCACATTGTTTCATATGATTATCAATTAATGTACATGGATTTAATCTTGATTCAAAATGTTCAATCATTTGTTTTTTTGGAATTTCATTTGCACCAATTTCAACCGATCCAATATCATTAGAAACTATTTCATTTGAATTTATTTCTAATATATTATTTGTTGGTTTTCTATATGTATAATTATTTTTAATAGTAGATTCTTTAATAGAAGAACCTTTTATATTTGTATTAAGTGGTTGTATTTTTTGATCTAAATTAATATTGTTGTCAATCAACGATCCCCAAGCATCTTCTAATGTTGAATAATTTAATCTATTATTCATAATAAAATTATAGTATTAATATTATTAAAGATTTTTAATCTAAATAAATATTATAAAAGAAATAAATGTCTGAATTTAATATTAAGAATAAATTAAATGAAGTTAGTGAATTATTTCGTAATTTTGCAACAAATTCTTATGTAACTACATTTATAATATTATTTTTTATCACATATGGTAGTGCAATTGGTTCAGGAGGTAAACCACCAAAATTTATATTAGATTTATTTGGTAATCCTATTGCTAGAATATTATTATTAGCAATTGTGGTATATGAAATAAATCATAATATACAATTAGCATTATTAATGGCATTAGTATTTTATTTAACTCAACAATATATATTTAAACAAGAATCATTTTCGCAGATTAAAAGTTTAGAGCAATATCAAAATATGTTTTATATAAATAAAATGAAAACAATAGAAACTCCTTTAGCTAAAAACAATAATAAAAAATAAATAATTTTATTCTATTATTTATTTTTTAATATAAGAGATTTATACGTTTTAAATATATATTTACTTTCTATCTGCACTATATGAGCACATTGCAAGGAAAAGTAGACATTAATACAAGTACTGATTTACATTTAGATTTATTAGCAGATCCGACAAAAATAAAACCTCAGAAAAAAAATATTAATTTAACACACATAACAGAATCTGATGATGATGATTCTCATATAGTTAATGATTTACAAAAAAATAGTAATAATTTATCTGATGATAAATCATCAAGAAAATCATCAAAATCATCAAAATCATCTAATTATTCAAAATCATCTAGATCATCAGTATCTAAATCAGATAAGCCTTCTCCAAAAAATTTTATTTCAAATAAACCAATATTATTACCAAATCCAATCCCAATAAAACCACCTGCTTCAAATCCTACAAGTTTTTTTACAAATTTATTTGGAGGTAATATGGGTAGTAATACAAATAATACAAATAACACAAATAATACAAATAACACAAATAATACAAATAATAATACAAATAACACTACAAGTAATATTCCTCTGAAAGATAATTATAGTACATTATCCGAAGATCAAAAAAGAATAAAACGATTACAAAAGTTTGCTGAATTAAAATATATTAAAGATACGTATAAAGTACAATTAACAAAAGAATTTTCATATAATTCAGATTATCATGAAATGGTTGCTGAAATTGAATTTCATAGATCAAATATTAGTAAGAAGAATAGTGTTGAATTTTTTAAATCGATGGTTTTTGGATCAGTGGGAATGGTAGATAAATTAAATAAAATGTTTGATCCATTTGGATTAAAAGATACATTAGATGGATTTCCTGAACATTTACAAATGACTACATCGGATAGTGAAATTTACGAAGAATTAGCAGAAAAATACAAAGGTAAATTTAAAGAATATTCCGTAGAAATGAGATTTGCATTATTATTAGTTGGTAGTGCAGCTGGATTTATTGCATCAAAAAAAGCCGCAGAATCAATTCCATTTTTTAATAATATGGATGAAAAAACAAAACAAGAAATCGTTAAAAATTTAACAAAAAATATTCAAGCAGGTTTAGTTCCTGCCTCAGCAGAACAAAAAATGAAAGAAGAACAAAATAAAATATTAAATTACATGATGCAACAAAAAAAACAGGAAGAAGAAAAGAATGAAAGATTACAAAATATTGTAAAACAAAATGAACAACAACAAAGAACTTTTCAAAATATTGGTCAATCAAAGAAACTAAATAAAGCTGAATTAATTACATCATCAATTGACAGTGAAGATTCAACAATAAAAAATTACGAAGCAAATAGTTAAATAAATGCTTAAAGATAAATTAGTAAATATTGTATATGAGTAGTGAAAATCACGTATATACTAAATCAAATGATGCAATTGTAAATTCAGAAGAAAAAAATACAGAAGATCAAAATATACAAGATCAAAAATTAGATGATCAAAATATAATTATAAATATTGAACCAGTAAAAATTTTAAAAAAAAGAGGAAGAAAACCATCAGGTAAAATTTTAGATATTAAAAATCTTGAACAGAAACAAAATGTATCATCCTTAGATCCAGAAAAAGAATGTTTAATATTACATTTACCAATTACAATTAAAGATATAAATAAAATTAATAAAAAAGGTGATAAATTAGAAGATATAAATGAAATAAACAATGTATTTATTGATACAGAAAATAATGTAAATAATACAGAAAATAATTGTCAATTAACATTTGCAGAATCTACATTAACAAATGAATTACAGATGACAGAAACATCTGAAACAAAAAAGAAATGTTATAATTGTCAATATTTAAGTGAAAGATGTAATGCACTGCATGAAAAATTGCAAGAAGTATCGAATATAAATAATATTCAAGATACAATTTTACATAAAATACATAATTGTACAATAAATATAGTGAATCGTGATACATGTAAATGGAAAGAAACAACAAATATATATTGTTGGTGGTGTGTACATCCATTTACAAATCCACCATTTGGATTACCGATAAAATATGAAAATAGTACATATTATGTGCAGGGATGTTTTTGTTCATTAAATTGTGCGAAAGCATATAATTTAAAAGAGAACAATTATAGAACAACTGAAATAAATTCATTAATTGAAGATTTTCGAAGAGAATTATTTGGAGTTACACAAACATCAGCTGTTTCACTTGCTCCACCACGTCAATCATTAAAAATTTTTGGAGGATATATGACAATTGATGAATTTCGAAAAGAATTTTATATATTAAATAAAAATATAATACATCTAAGCCCAACAATATCACCAGTTAGAAATATATTTGAAGAAGAATATCATGATAAAATTATTCGAATGAATTCAGCAGGTATTAGACCTCATTTAAAACGAAATACTCCTGCACCGCAAGTATCGTATAATTTAGATAAAATAATGACACGTACTGAAGAAGAATAATTAAATAAAATTTTATTTAATTATTTTTATAATATATGGAAGTAATCAAAGGAAATAATACAGCAGATTTAGATGAAATATTTGTAGAAAAATTAACAATTGAATTAGAAAAAATATATAAAAATATTGATAAAAATAATGACGATGTAAATGAAATTAATAAAATATATTTATTATTTGAACAAAATGTAATACCAATATTAGAAAAAGAAAAAGAAAAAGCAATATCTTATTATAAAAGAAGAGAAATTTTTTCAAATAAAGTAGTAGATCCTGTAAATGAAAAAGTAAAAAAAATAATACAAGAAATTTCCGATTATTATCAAAAAACATTTAATCATTCTTTTACAACACAAGTTGCTTCATCATATTCTGCAAAAATGAATTTAATTGGTGAAAGTGATATTGATTATTTTTATTTATTCAAAAATTTAAGTACTGAAAATTTAATACAGATTAGTCAAATATTTCAAAAATATAATTTTATGTTTGAAAAAACAGGAGGTAAAACACTTACAAATACATATTATATTTATAATACAATAATTGATAATGTAGAAGTAGAATTCAAAGTTCGGGATTTAGAAAATTCATCTGCAGTAATACAATTACATGATTTTATTGATAATAAATTAGATAATAATATTAAAATATTATTTACTTATGCAAAATATCAATTAAAACTTAAATCAAAAGTAGATAAATCATTCTTGGGTTATAATTATTTTAAAACATTATTTTACAATTACTGTTTCAAAGATATAAAAAATCCATTTTTAATTGTTATTCAATAAAAATATTATTTTTTACAAATTAATATTTTTAATTTTCTTCTTCATCTTCTGAATCCAAATTATCTTTTGTTAATTTCGTATTATTAACTTTGGGAGATAAAATTAAATATACATAACCTAAATCTGCTACCAAGTATTTAATAAATAGAGGATAATCATTTTTTAAATATAATTCAACAGAAGAACACAATCCAACACATTTAGTAAATGTTGTTAAATTTTTTAGTTCATACAACCCTTGAATGATTTCATTGTTTTCAGCTTTCTTACTGATTTTGATACTTTCGTCATCTTTCTTATTTTCTTTTTGTTTCAATGTTGAAGATTGAGAAGCAAAATCGCCTTTACCTGTAAAGGTTAAAATGTCGCTCATACTTGTGATCTCAATTGAATCAGAAATATTTGCCATATCTTTAATAATCTTATGGAATATTTGAGAAGGGACACTTAATATTGTTTGAAAATATGTTTTGTTGCTGTCATTAGGTAATTTAAATTCTTTGTCAGGATTTAGATCGAGTAGTTTTAGTTTATAATCTGTAATACAATTTTTCTTCTCGTTTTCCATTCGAATACCTAAATTGTTAGGATCAATTTTATCATAATATAATGTAAGAGAATCATCATTATTCATAGTTTTAATTAGTTTATGTAGATTTACCATATCAATACCTAATATTTTTTCTTCTTTTAGATTGTATATTTGGAATTTATCTTTCATTAAGTTCATTATAATACTCATTTCATGAGTTGGTTTTTTAGCTGCATTTAACGTAATTCCAGTTTTAGAAAAATGTAGATTAGATTCAATAAGGATATCTTTAACTGCATCGATTAAAGTCTTAAAAGCATTACTTTGTATAGTCTTGATTTCAAAAACTAATGTGTTACTTGTCATTTTTTTATTATTAATATATGTGTTTATATATATTAATATATTTTTTCATCTTTTATATTATGAATAAAAAATACGAATTAGTCAATCCTTTTATCCTTGGATCCTTTAATAGAATTGTTACTGCCGATAATTCATTACAAGCGGCTCATTTGACCTATCAATCATTATCTCAATATATAACTGGACATATGCCTAATTTTAAATTTACTTTACAAAGAGTAAAATCAGGATATCAAACAGGTGGAGGTAAAGATTCTGATTATTTACATTTTCAAGTATTTGAAAAAAAGTCAAAAAAAAGCTCTACAAATGAAAATAATAATATTGAATACGCAATTAAACCAATTACAACATCAGTGATGATTGATAATTTTCAAGAAAAATTACAAAATTTAATTAAACGTAAAGAGAAAAAAGAAGGAATATTAACTTCTGAAGAATCTGAGAAAAATGTATATGAGCAACAAGGTGGTAAAAAATATGTAGAAGATGATGATTTAGATCCAGATTTAGAAGCAGACTTTGATGCAATCATGGAAGATAAACCGGCAAAAAGAAAAATGAAAAAAGGAAAACGATGGGTCGCATTAAGTGGACCATTAAAAGGTCAGGAAGTATATACATCACCCATATCTTATTATAGATACGATCCTGTAATATATAATGAATATATTAGTTATATACCAATATTTACAGAAGAAGGTAGACCAAAACGAATGGTATATGATATATATAAATATACACCATTAATTTTATAATTACGGTTAAATAATATATTTTTTATATATATTATTTATATAAAATGGAAAATAATAAATTAGAACAGAACACCATAAATAATAAATCAAATAAAAATCCAACAGATGAATACAAAGAAATGGTTAAATCATGGTTAGATGCAGATGAAAAAATTAATAGTTTTATGAAAGCATTAAAAGATTTAAAAGATGAAAAGAAACAATATGAAAACTACATTATAGAATATATGGATGAAAATAATAATTCAGAAATTACAATTACAGAAGGTAAATTAAAAAAGACACTTCAAAAATCAAAAGCAGGATTTAATGAAAAAGTAATAATATCTGCATTATCAGAAATTACAAAAGATGAAATTAAAGCAAAAGATATTACAAAAGTAATATCTCAAAAAAGAGAAACAAAAGAGAAAACATTTCTAAAAAAATGTAAAAAATAATTATATACGTATATAATATAATTATTTAATAAAGTGATTTAATGTTGTAATCGTATTCAATAGTAGAGTTATTGAATGGTCCGATATCAAATTTGACGATGGGTACACTACCGCGAATATCATATGATGCATTTCTTAAGGATTGTCCAATTGTATCAATACCTATTTTAGCTTGTCCAGTAGCAGAAGCTAATAAATTACCAGTTTCAATTCTTAATTGAGAATCTCTGTCATATGGAGAGTTAAACCATGAATTCTGGATTTCTTGAGGTCTTAATTCAGTGCTACCTTGCATTTGTCTTCCACTGGGATTAGCTAATGCTTGATCAACACCTAAAGTATAATCTGTACCAATAGTTGCAGCTAATACATCTGCTGTCGATGGTACTACTTCTGACGATGGTGTTAATAATAATGGTTTAAATTGACCTGTAGGAAATTCTTTGTTTGCATTTGCAGAATCTACTACTGATGCGGGAATGACAGAAGGAGGTTCAGCTACTGGTCCAGGATTAGATGGTACATCATTACCTGGAGTTGTAGGTTTTATTAATGTAGGATCGTTTACATTTGCAATATGTTCCTTAATATTTTTTTTATTTTTCAAGTTATTTGTATTTCTAGTATTATTATTATTTGTATTTTTATTTACATTAGTAAATTTAGAACTGGATGGACGTAATAAATAAAAAATTCCCACTGATAATACAGCAATTATTAACATTGTAGAAATATTATCTTTCGTCATATCTATTGTATATAATTATATATTAGATAAATATATTAAATAATTTATTTTCTTAAACTTTTTATAAGATAAATTAATTTTAATATATTAAATAGTTATATTAATCTATTCTAATTTAACCTAAACTTTTACCTTAGAATATTATGTATTGATTTATATAAATTATTTTTCTTTTATTTATCTAATACATATATAAAAATATATAATATTACATATTGTATGTCATATTATATAGGTAAAATAAATAACAATGAATTTTTGATATTAAAAAATCAAAATAAAATTAAATTTTCATTTGAGACAACGTGTTTTCAAGGTACTAAACAATTTTATCAAACTAATTATTTAAATGTATTGAATATAGATAATTTTATATATAATTTGGAAACAGAAATTGATGATTATTTAAAAAAAAATAAAGATGAATTTAAACAATATGAATTAAAATCAAATATTATTTTTAATAATAAACAATTTTTACAATTTAAAGTAGATAAAAATGTTAATATTTTACCTGATACAAAATTATTTTTAGATATTGAAGTTGACAAAATTAAATTGAATAAAAATAATATATATCAAATTGTTTTAAAATTAATTAATTATAAAATATTAACTTAATATATATATGAGTAATTTACGAGAAAGTATATTATTTACAGAATCAAATACTTTACAAGAAGGTGGTGCAGAAAGTTTAGATTATATTGGTCAATGGGAAATGTGGCTGGCTCGAAATCCAAATGAAGAACGTAAATGGCAAGACCGTATACAACCATTGATAAATCAAGGTCGTATAGATGAAATAGAAAGATTAGCAAGAGATGAAGCTCATCGATGGGCACAAGCTAATACTATATATAATTATTTATCTCATGGTCAAGAATCAGAATTAGACGAGATATGTCGACTTTTTGACCAACAAAATATGGGAATCAATAGACCCATTAGACCAGAATGTTTATCAAGACGAGCACCAGCATTAGCATATGCTAGTGCATCACCACCACCTCCTCCTCCACCACCAAGTAGAACAGTAGTTACTCCATTACCACCACCTCCACCACCATCAGCAGAACCCATAATATTTTTTGAAGGACAAGATCAAATAGCATCATGTGGAAGAAATGCAGTAAATAATTTAATACAGAATGTAGCATATGATATTACATCAAAAACACCAATTGATATAAAAAATCCACAATTTCCAATGAATTTAAGAGAATTATGTAATGACTTAACTAAAAAATACGAATTGTATGATCCAGATAATGATTTTTTTGAATGTCAATTTAGTGAAAATTATACATATAATACATTAAAAGCAGCATTACATTTATATGGTTTTATAGAAGTAGAATCATATCCTGTTGGTAAAATACGTAATTTTGTTAATGAAAACGCACCAGAAAGAAACGAGTATTTTTATTTAATTAATATAGGAGCTTATCATTGGTCATCAATGCGTAAGATTACCAATGGGTATTATTATTTTGATGGTATGAACAAAACAAGACAAAATGGTAAACCATTTGGTGATATAAATAAAACTAATATAATTAACTATATATTAACATTAAATCCAGTTGGAATTTATGTATTTAAATATACAGGTAAAGTTCAAGATCCATTTATGGATTTACCAGGAGCAGCAACAAGAGCACCAGCACCAGCACCAGCATCAGCATCAGCACCAGCACCAGCACCAGCACCAGCACCAGCACCAGCACCAGCATCAAAAAACTATCCAGATAAAATTTGTAACTTAATAACAATA